TAAGCTGCACTCACCCCGGATTTCACTGAGGGCTTGAACGATGTTTCGATAGCCTTCGCGTAATTGTCGCCAGCAACCGCGGCGTCAGTGGCACCGCCGGCCATTTCTGCGGCGCGGCCGATTGCTCCCTTCAAGGCGTCGCGCGATTCCTCGATCGCTTTCATCAGAGGACCGCCACCAGGCGCACGGGCCGCAACCTGGGCTGTGAACGCAGTCAGTGGGCTATCGGTCGCGATGCCCTTCGGTAGATCGACACCAATCCGCTCCGCGGCGGTGACGGCGGCCGGTGCGGCCTGAGAAACGGACATGCGCGGCGCGGCCATGCCGGTTCCCAACAAACGTCCCGCAGATGAAGCAGCCCCCTCGTTTGTGTCGGTTGTGCGGGCGAAAACCTTAAGTGTGTTATCCTTTGGATCGCGCAGGATTACATGCTTGTTGCTGTCGGTCGGCACTACCTGACCCGACTGCGGGTCGCGATACATCGCCTCGCCCGCGTCGTTTTCATGAACTTCAGTCGAGATCAGGTTAGGCATATGCGCCGATATGATCGGCGTGGTGCGCTGACTTGCTGCTACGCCCTGGTTGCCGAAATCCACAAGCATTTGACCAACCGGGGATGTGGTTTGAGTATCGGCGGGCACGGCTCCCCAATGCGCGGGGCCATCTACCGGAGAAGCGCCCCAATCAGCGGGATTTATGGCTTCCGCCATGGCTTCCCGTCCGGTCCAGTGAATGTCGCGCCTGATGGCAGTTTATCGTAATCTGCCTTCGAGGAAATAGTAGTGGAGGCCGTTGCAGCGGCAGAAGCTGACTTACCCGGTCCCGGTGCGATGATGCTGTCCGATGAAAGCACTTTTTTCGTCACAGGATCAATAATCGGATGCGACTTGTCGTAATTTTCGACGACGCTATCCCAATTACTCCAATTGTCCTGATTTTTGCGCGCAAGCTTTCCGATGTCGGCTTCACGCTTAGCAAGTTGCGAGAACATACCGATCAGCCGCTCATTACCCGCCTTATCGAGCAACAGGCCCGGATTGTTGGCAAGGAAGGTCTTGAACTCGAACTGCGTTGGCCGTGACGTAAGGGCCTTCGTCATCTCCGATGCGAGGCTTGCGTTCAATTTCTGTATCGCCTCAGCGCCAGAAAGATCGCCTACATTGATGCCGAGCTGCTGCAGCGCCATTTTGGCTTTAAGCGCCGTTTCCGCGCCAAAACCGAGGGTCAGGTTTTTGTCGCTGGAAATGATGTTCGAGAGCGTGTTGAGCGTGCCAAGACGCTGGGATGCGGCTTTGCCGGCATCGATATAAGTCTGCTGTTCCTTGACATCAGCCTTCGCCCGTTCCGTCGCGCCGGCCTTTCCGGATTCGGCATCGGCCAGATAATCCTTGAACGAAAGATTTCCGCCTTGCCTGCGGTACAGATCGTATTCCTTGATCGGGCCGGTTGGCTGCCCCTGCTCCTGCAAAGCCTTCAGCCGAGTTAGAGCCGCTTCCTGTACAGGCTTCGGATAAGCCGGATTACTCGCAATCGCCGTATAGGTCGCGATCTGCTTTTGAATTTCGGGGTCCGTCCCGGTCGGTACAGCGCCGCGGGTTGGCGTAGCTGACGGGGCGCCGAACGTGCCCTGGTTCTGTTGCGGACTGGGCGCATTGTCTCCCGGTTGCGGCGGCTGGACCTGACCGATACCGTTTCGCTTTAGCTGCTGGACGGCCGGGACAAGAACGTTCCGGACTTGCGGATCGTTCACATCAATCGGCGCGGACGGGTCAACCCCTAGCTGACGGGCCACGGAAGCGCTTGCAGCGCCCAACTGATCGTTTGGAATGCCCTGTGCAGCCAGAACCTTCATCACAGTTGTGCCGCCCTGCGGGGCCTCTGGCTGCGCCGTAGAGGTATCCGCACGCTTGGTTGGATCGATCGATACCGTGTTGCGGCTGGTAGAGGGGCCCACTATGGGTGCCTGTGGCGTGCCGCCTTCGAGGTTGCCCATTTTCGCGCTGACTTCTTGACCCAACTTGAGTTGATCGCGCTGGATTCCAAGATTTGATGCCGCCGTCCCCTCGCTCAATCCGCCCTTTTGGAACAGGATTTTTGCCATCGCGCCAAAATCGGGCTGGCCGTCCGCTCCCAAGGGAACGCCGCCCTTGAACGCCTCGCGTAAGTCATTCTTGGCGGCCTGATCCTTGCCTTCCAAATACGAACGATTGATCTTGCCAAGATCAAAATCCGCGTTGGTCGTCGCGGCATTGGAGAGAAGCGCAGAAATGTCGCCCATTATTGAAACGCCGAAAAGAGGGATTTGGCATTCGTCGCGAGGCCGCCAGCGCCACCTTGCCCACCCGCCCCGCCAGCAAGGAAGTTCGCACCGCCGAATAGGCCGTTCCACATGTTCGCGCCGACCTTGTAGTTATTTAGTTCGGCACCCGCGTTATTATTGCCGATGGTGGTATCGGTGGTGTTGGCTGCACCGCCCTGCCCTTGGAAAGAAGAATTTAGGGCCGTGCCGAGGCCAGTAGCCACATTGGATGCGCCACCTGTTGCCACGCCCTGCCCCGTAAAATACGGCAACAGCCGCGACACGTAGCTGCCATAGGATTGATCGGCTAGACCTGTTCCAAATTTGATCGCGTCGGCATCGGCATTGCCGCTGTTGAGATTGCCGGCCGCGGCGTGAGTTCGATTGAGGGCCTGCAAGCCCTGATCCATCTGGAACTGATAGGCCGGATCAGTTTGAAAATTCGTCTTGGCGCGCGTGTAGCCGTCTCGCCCGTTCGCTCCAACGGCATCACCATAGGCCTGCGCGCCCGGCGCGTAGGAAGTGATGAGATTCTTCCAGAGATCGCCAGCCTGCCCGAAATTTGATGTGAGCGCATCCCTGCCCTGCCCATAAAGGCCTGAGAGGTCCGCATAGCCCTTCGTCGCGCCGGCATTCGCAAAATCCCGCGCCTTCTCTGCGCTGTCGTTCGAGAAGAGATCAAAGAGGCCCATTAGTTCGGTGTCCACTTTTGAGTTGCGGCAACGTAGGTCAGGACCTGCCCGTCTGTCGGGGCGGTCGTCGATACATCAGGCAATTGCACGAGCTTCTGATGCGACTGGAAATATTCGTACCAAGTTTGCGTCATGATGCCGGTCTGCGGATTGATGACTGGAACGTCCACGCCCGGGAGCGGCTTCATCGTATGACCCGCGTTTCCTGAGTGCCGCCCAAGAACCCGCCGTAAACAGGGTCAGACATGCGCAGGCGCCATCGCCGCCCGTGTGGGGTGGTCATGCCGGTTCGGAGCAGTTGGATTCTCGAATCCGTGGTCTGTCGGCCAATCTGGCGCATCAGTTCATTGCCCCATGTTTTTCCGTCGTTCGACCATGAAATCCCCACCGAAGGGTTTGTTGCGGTCGGGTCAACACCAGTTGCGATGCCTACGCCAGTAATGAAATTGAAATTAGCCGCACCGACTTTGGTATGGGCAGGGAATTGAACAACCGGCCCGCTTTCGATCTGCATCACCAAGGGGTCGTCAACTTCCTCGAAGTTGGTTTCGTCCACATAGAGCAGACGGCCGCCCTGCGTATCGCCAACGATCCATTTGCCAAACGCCGCGCAGCCCCCGATCGCCCTCCATCTCGATTGCTGGTAACTTTGCCGCTCGTTCCACTTCTGCGAACCGAGATCGAACTCCCAGGTAAATGCCGGGCAGGAAATCACCCATTTCGGATGCCCCTGCGAGATGTAAACCGATGCTTCCAGCGTCGTCTTGTCCGATACCGCGGCAATCAGCCTGTCCAAATCGGGCGGGGAAATCTTCAGCGGGTTCGGCGTGCCGTTGTGCTGGACGACCGAATTATCATCCGCAACCCAAATCAAGGCAGAGCCGAAACCATCCTCATGCCCGGCGATCGCGTAGGGGCCTAACAGACCTCTCTGCAGGACGTAGGAGCGGGTAAACGGAAAGCCCGTAGCATTCGCCGTGTTGGCGTAGACCTCACCGAAGGCCGGTCCCAGGGCCACGAATTGCCCGTTGAACGGGATACCCCGACTTAGCCCTCCCGGTTTGGATTGCGCCGTCGTCCTGTCCAGCGTGTTGATCGTGACATCGTTGAGGCCGGATGCCTGAAGTTTCCCGTCGCCATAGGTGAAAATAAAATAGCCATCCATGAAACCGACGCTATTCGGTGCACCTACATCCGTATCGGCAAAATCCGAGACTGCCGTGGATGTGACGGTGAACGCTCCCGTGCCCGGGGCGACGCAAACCACGTCTGGCGTGGTTTTGTTGTTCCTCGCGAAAAAGACTTTTTCCGATCCGGTGAGTGACCCGGTCAGCGTTGTCTCGACCCCTCCCGACGTGAATCGGCTAACCGTGTTTGTCCAAGCGGTGTACAGCGCGCCAGCGACAAGGAGTTGACCCCGGAAGCCGGAATTTGCGGAGGCGGCGAACAGCGACAGGCCGGGAGATTTTCTCCAGACCACCGCGGGCGGCTTGAATTTCTTGTCTGCGTTGACATCCTTGCCTAACGGCTCGGCATAGCAATTAATGAGACGGCCCGCGCTTTCCTGTGACGATGCTCCCGGAGAGGATGACAGCGGGAACGGGATTGGAACGGCGGTCAAAAGTATTCCACCTCTTGTGGGCCGTAACCCGGCGTCTGCCGGGCGATCACGCGCAATTCATTTTCGAGATAGCGCTTTTTCTCCTTGTCCATCTTGCCGCCGAACTCATCCGCCGCGGCGTTGGCGACATACTCGGCAAGGTTGGAAAACAAGTCGTTCGGGATATCGTCCGCGTCCTGGATATAGACGATGCTTTTCGACGACAGTTCGTCGATCGCGTCGTCAATATACCCGTCGATCGCAGCCGCGTCCTCGCCGGACGGCTCCTGCCCAACGTCCCCGCCAGTGATGATGGCGAGGACTTTGAAGCGAAGCTCAGCTCTCGTCCGGCTCATCGGGCTTATCTTTTGGAGGACGACCGGGAACGCCTGACACCTCAAAAAACGGGTTCTTGCGTGCCCGCGCGATGGTGTCCTTGTCCGTCACCTCAACCGGCTCGCCTTTGGGAAATTTGATGCCACCGAAAGCGATTGTGAATGACGGGCCAGGAACGTCGGGGCCGTCCTCACCCTTCCATGTCAGCTTTGCCATGGATCAACCGTTCTTGCAGACGTAGTTGATGATGACTTCTGCCGAGCCTGCCGTTGCGTTGCTGTTCTGGCCCGCATAAACGCAGGTTACGGTCGTATCGACCGTCTGCATGATGTTGGTCGTTGCAGCAAGTTCGTCCAGCGCGATGTAGCCGACCGCGGAAAGGTCGAGCAGGGTCGCATAGGCGTTGTCATCGGTGGTCGAT